ATACTGAGCCTTCGGGCAGTTCTTTGGCATATGCTTTTGCATCTTTTGTGTCAACCCACTGGACTTTAAATGTGCCTGCATTCACAAACCAAGTTTTGTGTGTATCTTTGTGGAAATGCAATGGTATTATTTGATTGGCTTTTTCGAACACCAATATTTTACTAACATAATATTCGGTATCAGCCCAGACTATTTCATATCCGTAGGTTGTTTTTACAACATTATTTTCCATGCTACTCCAATAGATCAATCATTTTGAATACAGTTTCTAGTTTAGCAATGTTTGTTTTGTTTGTCAAGGTATTACGCAATCCGCTATGCAAAGGCTTTGGCCACTTACCAAAATTTACCCAGGCATATCCATCATGTTCGTGGTTTAGTGTAGGTAAAAATTCCTGTTCTACCACACAGAGATATGTGTGAAACAGAAAGCGGCTGTCATTGGAAATAAAAGTCTCTAAAGGTATAGTCTTTTTAATAACGACTTCGCCTATCTCTTCATGTATTTCTCGTTTCAGCGCATTCCATGGTGTTTCACCATCTTCATTGGTGCCTCCTACCAATCCCCAAAGATCAGATGCTTTGCCATTAGCTCTGTGTAAAAACAAGAATCGTTTAGTGTCTAGGGTGTAGAATAGTGCACCACTGCAGATAATATTATCCATACTGTTAATTATCCTAGTACGATAATCGCCAAGTTCCGTCTGGATACTCGCCTTCCCAGCTGAGAATCCAGTACTCTGTGGTCCATTTGTATTGGATGCCTGTGTTTAAGTTTGTAACAAAAATATTATCCACCGCACTGTCGTTGTCGCTAGAGTCAAACACAGTATGCCAACGAACTCCGTCCCATTCTACTATGTCGTTCGCTCCAGCCACAAAGTCGCTGCCGTCAGAATTTTTCCATGCTTCTGCGCCTTCGGCGTTATTGACATCACCTATAGGTCCTAACAACAATAATCTGGCATTTTCTGAATACTTCGAACTAGGATCAAAGTTAGTTGGGTCGATAATATAGTCAACGCCAGTTCTATCACCGTTTGGCCCCGATATCACAGTGTCACTGGGCAAAGTGTCATTGTCTATATTCACAAATAATTCGGCTTCATTTAAAGGATTTATACTCACAGTTCCGCTGATTTCAAAATCGGGCGATCTTTGAAGTTTTAATTCTGTTACTCCTGCTTCGTAACTGAATGGCATTGCTTTGAAATACTGCGTCCAAGTTTCAGCACCAACTTGACCTCTGCTGGCTAGTCTTGCAATACCATCCATAAACAATAAATCATAGTTTTGGTAGCTGGTAGAGACCAATGTGGTTTCGGATGTAAGTGCTTCTCTTTTTCCTGGCTGGGTTTCTGTTAAAATTACATTGCCATTTTGATCAACTTCTTTAATGTTCTGCTTGACTAAACTTTGAGTGTATGCGCTGTCATCTATGTTGACCTCTAATCCATCGTCGGCAAATACCGCTGTGATAATATTAGTTATAACACCTAGTTTTTTCACCTTTGTCGGAGGGCTGATATAGATAGGTGTTGTAAAGTTTAATGTTGCTACATCTATCTCTGTCTCTGTGCCTTGAGGTATGCTTCTGCTTGACCAAGTTATACCGGCTATGTTTACCACACTGAGACTTGTCCAATCCACATAGTTGTCAGTGGTCTGAATTTCCAAACTGGGATTAAACAACATCAATATTTGTTCTAGTATCTGTAATTTTTGGTTTGTATTGGTCGTCCATATATCTACATTGATGTTTAATGTATATGGCGTAGGCATCAATCTTTCTACTGTGTAATTTTTACCTTCTTTGTTAAGATATTCTCTGTTGTTTTCATCAAAGGCTCTTTCTCTGATGTTCAATTTGTTTACATAACTGGAATCTGCTAGTCTTGCGGTGTCCATTTCTAAACCTGTAATGTAAACAGCCATTCTAGGAGCACTTGGTATTTTGTTTTCGGTGTTATCACGCAGAATACTTCCTACTTGTCTTGTGAGATCTCCATAGGTAACCGGTACTTGGACTAGATTGCCTTTACCATCTTGATAGGAAAACTGACCCATTAATCTCACTATCTGAGTTAGATATCTTCTGATTTGATTATCATAAAAATGCTGCATCAATTATCTGCCTTGGGTCTAAGAGCTTGTGACAGGCTCTGTCTTTCGTTAAATGTTTCTCCTGCCACTGTGCTGGTATTGGTATTGTTAATAAATCCACCTTTTTGTGTATTTGCATTGTCACTGCCGTACAATTCTGTTCTCACAACATCTTGTACCTTGTTCCATCTTTCGTTGGCAAATTTAAATAGCCTGTTAGGCAAAAAATCCGTGCGTAAAAAATAATCGCCTTCAACAGGGGAACTTGGAAACTGAATACCATGACCAAATGTAGCGCCATTTGGTGCCACTGTTCCGCCTACCAAATATCCTTGATACCCAGGACGATCAGGATTTTGCATTTCTGCCAAACCTTCCTGATCTTGGGTTGCTTTGATTTCTGTAATTCCTCTATCGTCAACCTGAACACTGAAAAGATGACTGGTATCGTATCCAGACTTCTGTGTGTTTTGTGTTGCTTCGTCTATGACAGCATTTGTGATCTGCATTTCCTTTTCGTAAGTGGACAACAGGTCTCTTAGAGTATTTTCACTTTCGTTGTCTTCATCCGCAGGTAGATCCAGTATGTCTTTGTATTCCTGACCGTCGTAGATTTGTTTTAATTTTAATCTGTACAGATGGGGATACCATGTCTGTGTAAAACCTTCAGCGGCTCTGTTGACATCTTCAACAACATAGAATCTTTTCAATGCCAAATTAAAATCATTAGCGGCATATTCATCTTTCAAATGCGGCAATTCCACAACATCACCCGGCATTATTTTTCTACCAACTGTTTTAACACTGCTGCGTATGTGCACGGTAAGGAACAATGTGTCATTGCTTAAAAATAAACCGAATTGACTTAGATCAAAATCAATGTCTTGCACATTGTACACACCTCTTATGGTGTACACATCAGGATCGTATTTTCTATCACGATTTTCTAAAAACATTAAATCTTGGATTTGAGTTTCGTCTTTGACAGTTTCGCCGTCATCGGTTCCAATGTATTTGTGTATCAACACATCTGTGCCGCCAACAGTAAACATTTCCAGTATTTGTTTATCTAGAAATTCGTAATCATTTCCGCGTTCGGGCCTGTATAATGACAGTCTTGGCATGTACATATTTATATAAATACTGTGTGGAGAACTTGCATGTCAAATTTAGCTACCCAAAAACAAGAAATTTATGATTATGTGTATGCAATGCTAGGCGGAGGCATGGTTGATGTTGAACTAGATCCTGTTCATTATGAAACTGCACTGACCAAAGCATTAACAAGATTTAGACAAAGATCAGATAACTCAGTAGAAGAAAGTTACATTTTTCTTAAAACCGTAGAAGACCAAAACGAATATACTTTGCCTAATGAAATTATGGAAGTAAGAAAACTTTTTCGCAGAAGCATAGGTTCTAGATCGGGCGGCGGAGACGGTGGTACACTGTTTGAACCGTTTAATCTTGCTTACACAAACACTTATCTTTTAAGCAGTTCTAACATGGGCGGACTTGCAACATACGAAATGTTTGCAGGCTACCAGGAACTTGTGGGTCGCATGTTTGGAAGTTTTATTGAATTCAAATGGAACACAACCACAAAAAAATTGACTCTGTTACAGAGACCCAGGACAGAAGAAGATCTTCTACTGTATTGTTATAATTATCGTCCTGACAGCCAGCTTCTTGAGGATTATCTCGCAAAGCAGTGGCTTAAGGATTATACACTGGCAAGTTGCAAATACATGCTGGGAGAAGCCAGATCAAAGTTTGCTACTATAGCAGGACCACAAGGCGGAAGCACACTGAACGGTGATAGCTTAAAAGCAGAAGCACAAGCTGAAATGGAAAAATTAGAAACAGAAGTTTCCATGCAAGTCCCTGGCGGTGTGGGGTATGGGTTCACCATCGGTTGACATTTAATCCTGTCATTGTTATACTGTGCCTTATACAGCGAGGAATACACAATGGCAAAAAAATCAGTAAGTGACGGCAGCACCGCAAACTATTACGAATTACCCGAAGATGCATCCGAACTACAGCATCTCATTTCACACAAAAACATGAACGCACAGATAGGAGAAATCTTTCGTGCGTGTTATCGTTATGGCGAAGTAGAACACTCCCCGCGATTGCGCGATGCCAAAAAGATAAGATTTTATATTGATTCAGAAATCGCTCGTCTAGAAAAATACGGAGACTGCTAGAAGTCTGGCACAAGATCTCCCTGCCGCCAACGACTGCCTTCTTTCTGTAAGATGCGTTGACAGTTAGCACAAATTGTTTTAAGATTAGAAAATCTGCAGTTGTCTAGGTTTCCGTCTACATGAAACACATTAAATTGTTCATTGTGTTTTGATTTGTATCCACATTTTTCGCAAAAAGATTTTTTATCGTATCCGGCCTGCTTCCAGCGGGGAATGCCGTGTGCAGTGCCTCCGTGCTTGGTGCAGGTTTCGCACTTTCTACGGTAATATGTTTTACCATCTTTTTTATAATTAACTGCGGCAGGTCGATGGCCGCAAACACATAATGGACGCATGTGTTTATTTACCGCCCTTTACCGCCCCTTTTTTACGGGTTTTAAACACAGATTTTGTCCAGGATGTGCTAAATAGTTGTAAGAAGAGTCTAATCCTACAGGAGAAATAACATGGCATTAGTATCACCAGGTGTACAGGTCTCAGTAATCGACGAAAGTTTTTACACTCCGGCTGAACCAGGTACAACACCAATGATTTTCGTTGCTACTGCGCAAGATAAAGCAAACGCAAGTGGCACTGGTACTGCACAAGGCACACTGGCCGCAAATGCAGGAGTACCATATTTGTTAACCAGCCAAAGAGATCTAGCAGACACATTTGGCGATCCAGTTTTCCAAGTTGACAGCAACAACAATCCTATACACGGCAGCGAATTAAACGAGTATGGATTGCAGGCTGCGTATTCATATCTTGGCGTGAGCAACAGAGCATGGGTAGTAAGAGCAAACATAGACTTGGATGAATTATCTCCTAGTGCTGATGCACCTGCCGCTACTCCAGCAGACGGTACTTATTGGCTAGACACATCAAGTTCGTTGTTTGGTGTGTTTGAATGGAATGGGAATTCTGCATCAGTAACAGGCGGACAAAGTTTTACAAACCAAGTGCCTGTTGTGATCACAGATACAACACAAGTTGTAAACTACGCAGGCGAAGATTACACTCCCAAGGCAAGCATAGGTGCAGTTGGTGATTATGCAATGGTTGCACTGACCACTGTTAACACTCTTTGGTACAAGAATTCATCAGGTAATTGGGTAGAGGTAGGATCTGAAGACTGGGCCGCAAGTTGGCCTACCATAAGAGGAACCGCCACACCGAGCCAGATTAACACTACCGGCACTATCGAAATAGATGGCACAACAGTTGCAATCACCAGCGGTGATACTGTTTCAGATGTAGCTGACACAATCAACAGTGTTTTTCCAAGTGGTCCTATATCAGCGGATGCAGTTGATGGAAGATTAGAAATTTACAGCTATGGCGCAGGCGCGGATTCAACGCCAGGCGGTGCATTGGTTGTGGTAGGCGATAATGCAATCTTAACAGAACTTGGTATTGATTCTTCTACATACTATCCGCCTGCGCTTCAAATTAGTAGGCACACAAGTGTTCCAGAATTTAAGACTACAGACACAGCACCTCGTCCTACTGGTTCAGTTTGGCTTAAAACTACAACTCCAAATTTAGGTGCTCGCTGGAGAGTAAAAATTTGGAACGATGAAACCAAATTGTGGGAAAATGTAGAAGCTCCTATCTATGACAGCAATGCAGATGCACTTGTTGGTCTAGATCTTGCAGGAGGAGGCATAAACTTACCTGTGGGAAGCGTGTATGTTCAAAGTAATGTGGCTGATGACACTTTGCCAATGGCAACATTTAAGATTTATCGCAGAGAAAACTCAGGAGCTACTACAGTAACCAGTGCTCAAATCACAGAAAGCAAACTCACAGCTGGTGATTACACATTCACAGTCGCTGCAACCACAGCGAGCAGTTTGTTTAGCACACCAGTAACAATTTCTGCAGTTGATAACACAGGTTCAGGAGGTTTAGATAATTCAATCAAAGGTCTAACCACTGATGCAGACACAGTTGCCGGATTGATCAACAGTGCAAACATTGCAAATGTTGTTGCCAGTGTAGACAGCCAAAACAGAGTTGTTATCAGTCATACACAAGGCGGAGAGATTCGTTTTGTTGACACGGACGGATTGGTAACTGTAATGGGTCTAACTGCATTTGTCAGCACTACATCAGGTACACCTAATCTATATTATGTGCCTGGCACAGATGGCACTACTTCGCCACAACAATTACAAGCAAGTAATTGGAAAGTTTTGTCATACACCGCAAGTGACAACGAAGTGACTGCACTTACCACAAATGGTAGACTTTGGTACAATTCAATCGTGGACGAAGTTGATATTCTTGTGAACACAGGAACAGAATGGGTAGGCTATCAATACGATGGTGTAAGCGGGATATCAGGTAATGCTAGCCCATATTACACAGCAACAGGAAGTTTAAAAACTGATCCTAACGGCCCGATTGTAACTGCCTCAGAACCAACTTTGCAGAGCGATGGTACAGCATTGGTAAATGGAGATATTTGGATTGACACGGCAGATTTAGAAAACTATCCGCAAATTTACCGCTACAATGCCGCAACACAAACATGGGATTTGCTAGACAAAGCAGATCAAACCACAGAAAATGGTGTTTTGTTTGCAGATGCTCGTTATGCAACTTCGGGAGCGGCATCAGACGCCAGCGACATTGTAGACTTGTTAGCAAGCGATTATGTAGATCCAGACTGTCCTGATCCTGCACTGTATCCAAAAGGTATGTTGCTTTGGAATCTAAGACGCAGTGGATTTAATGTCAAGCGTTTTGAGCGCAACTATATTGATACCAATGATGACAATATTAGATTTGGTGACGAAGATATGAGCACATACTATCCGCATCGTTGGGTTACAGAATCAGGCAACCAAGCTGATGGCTCAGGAAGTTTCGGAAGAAACGCACAGCGTAAAGTAGTCGTACAGGCTCTTCAAGCAATGGTTAACAGCAACGAAGATATTCGTGATAACGAATCACGCATATTTAATTTGCTAGCTTGTCCTGGATATCCAGAACTTATAGGTGAATTGATCAGCTTGAATTATGACCGTGGTTTAGATGCATTTATTGTAGGAGACAGTCCATTTAGATTGACTCCAGATGCTACATCTCTTAACGATTGGGCAACAAATGTAAACACAGTCGTTGAGGATAATGATCAAGGTTTAATTAGCAGAGACGAATATCTTGGAGTGTTTTATCCTTCAGGATTTACCAGCGACAACTTTGGCAACAATGTTGTAGTACCACCTAGTCACATGATGTTGCGCACTATTGCACTGAGCGATCAGGTAAGTTTCCCATGGTTCGCTCCAGCAGGAACAAGACGCGGCGGAATTACCAATGCAAGTTCAACTGGTTACATTGACAACGAAGGCGAATTTGTTGCAGTTGCACTAAATGAAGGTCAAAGAGATACACTGTATACCAATAGTGTAAATCCAATTACCTTTATCACGGGTGCTGGATTGGTAAACTATGGACAAAAGACTCGTTCAAGAGGCGCAAGTTCATTGGATAGAATCAATGTTGCCAGACTGGTAATTTACTTACGCAGTCAGCTTAACCAACTTGCAAAGCCTTATATTTTCGAACCAAATGACAAGATCACAAGGGACGAAATTAAGCAAGCCGCAGAAAGTTTGTTACTTGAATTGGTAGGCCAAAGAGCACTGTACGACTTCTTGGTAGTGTGTGATGAATCGAACAATACACCATCGAGAATTGACAGAAATGAGCTCTATTTAGATATTGCAATTGAACCTGTTAAGGCTGTGGAATTTATATACATTCCGCTCAGACTGAAAAACACAGGCGAAATAGCAGGTCTATAAACAGATAAATAGTTTTAATAGGAGCAAATAAATGGCAATTTCAACATTATCAAAAATTACAGTGCCACTGGCTAGCGGAGATTCTGCCACTAACCAAGGTCTGTTGATGCCAAAGCTACAATATCGCTTTAGAGTATCATTGGAAAACTTCGGTGTAAGTACACCTACTACTGAACTAACAAAGCAGGTAATTGATGTTACTCGTCCTAACTTGACATTTGAAGAAATGACACTAGATATTTACAACTCTCGTGCATATCTAGCTGGCAAGCACACTTGGGAAGCACTTACTCTTAATTTGCGCGAAGATGTAAACAACAATGTGCAAAGACTAGTTGGCGAACAACTACAGAAGCAGTTTGATTTCTTTGAACAGTCAAGCGCGGCTTCAGGGCAAGATTATAAATTTACTACTAGAATTGAAATTCTAGATGGCGGTAACGGTGCCAATACTCCAACGGTGCTAGAAACTTGGGAGTGTTATGGTTGTTTCCTTACAAATGCTAACTATAATTCCTTAGCATATGCAAACAACGAACCAGTAACAGTAAGTTTAAGCATTCGTTATGATAATGCTATTCAAACACCAGAAGGCACAGGTGTAGGCACAGCAGTTGGTCGTACAGTCAACACGCTAGTAACCGGCGGCGGCGTTTAATAAACACCATAGGATAAGGGGCTCCGGCCCCTTTTTCTATTATATACGCATTTAATTCATTCAACTAAATACAATTATGGCAAGTAAGTTCAATGCTTTTTTTGATAATTTATCTTCGGGAATTCTAGGTCCCAAAGGAAACCTTGCTGACTGGCAACATGCCAGTAGATTATATACAAACGATAACCAAAAATTAGCACCAAAAAATAAGTTTCTGTATCATGTTTATTTCCAAATGAACGGAAATGTAAAAAGCATTGTATCGCGAGAATTATTTGAAAAACATGGCAGAGAAATAGGACTTTTGGTAAAAAATGCAGATTTACCTAGATACCAGGCGGTTGTTGATACAAAAAATCAATACAACAGAAAAAAGAATATACAAACACATATACAATACGAACCTATAAACATAACTTTTCATGACGATAATTACGGCATTACAACGGCGCTGTTAGAAGCATATTATAGATATTATTACAGAGATGGATGGTATGGTGCGGACCCTGGCGCATATCAGAAAGTTCCAGCAGATAAAACATATTTAGGACAAGGTCGTAATCAATATAAATTCGGTTTAGACAACAATATTACAGTGCCTTTCTTTAACAACATTCAGATATCCCAACTGTCAAGAAAAAGCTACACCACATTCGAATTAGTCAATCCTATTATCACTGCTTGGCAACACGATACTGTTGACCAATCAGACGGTGCAGGGATGATGCAAAACACTATCACTCTTCATTATGAAGCAGTTCATTACAGTAGAGGCAGTGTAGAAGCTGGTGCTAACGGAGAACCTGTAGGATTTGGTGATCCGCAACATTATGATACCACTCCTAGTCCTAACAGTCTAACGGGTGGAGGCACACTTGGAATAGCAGGTATATTTGGTGCAGGCATAGACCTTTATGATTACATAACCAAAGGCACAGGTAGATTTTCAAGCCCATTGGAAGCAGGAATAGCAGCCGCAAATTTATTTGCAAATGTGCGAGACCTTAGTTCAGAAGGATTGCGTGAAGCAGGATACAATGTGTTACTAGATGCTGTAGGAGAGCAGGCAGGAATAGATGTAAGCGGAGTAAGTCGAACATTTTTTCCAAAGAACAGTGGCAACGGCGGAGCTAGAGACCTAGTTGTAGCGACTGCGGCCGTGGCAGGACTGAGTGCAGTGAGCACAGCCTCAAGGAGACAAGAATTAAGCAACAATCCAGCCGCATTAGAGTCAGCTGCTAAACAGGAATACAGCAAAGAATACCAAAGTCAAGGTAACACAGGCGGAGTGAACGACAGGAACCAAGCCTACGACAATTTACCTGACAGTGAAAAGCAAAAATATCGAGATCAAGCACTAGGAAACGCATAATGTCCACTAATTTACCCAAAGATAATATCATAAGAGGCAGTGACAAAGAAGTAACACAGTTTTTTGATAGATATTTCACAAAATCCTTGAACTATCCTGCAAATGAAGTGGATGCTGTGGTAACTTTCTTTGAAAAAAGAGGATTTGACAACAAAGCGGCTATTGCAGTGGCTACAGCACTGTTACAACAGGCTAAAATTGACAATATCAAAATTTTTAGGTTGCTTGACACCCTCAAAGGTTTGGATGAAGTGCAATTAAGTGTGGTTGTAGGTGAAATAATTAACTATAATCGTTCACGCACTTCAACATTAGGTTATAGGCGCACAGAAACTGTGGATAAACTGGAGAGACGCAACATTAGGGTGTAGATATGGCAAGATTTGCTCAAGGAAAATACACCCTTAAAAATCCAAACAAGTATATCGGTACTAAAACTCCTACATATCGGTCTAGCTGGGAATTTGCCTTCATGAGATTTTGTGACGAACATCCGAGTGTTGAACAATGGGCATCTGAAGCAATTAAAATACCTTATAGAAATCCTTTAACAGGCAAACAAACCATTTATGTTCCTGATTTTTTCATAGCCTATGCTGATAAAAGCGGAAAACAGCGTGTGGAACTTATAGAAGTTAAACCTGCAAATCAAACCATTAAAGAAAAACTGGGAAATTCTAGAACCAATCAGGCTGCATGGGTTGTTAATCAAGCAAAATGGCAGGCAGCCCGAATCTGGTGTAAGCAAAAAGGCATTTTTTTTAGAATTATCAACGAAGGCGATATTTTTCATCAAGGGCGTAGACGATAAATAAAAGTAGCAGTTAATCGGTGATATCAAATGACTAAAAAATTAGAAGAAATGCTGGATTTACCCGACTCAAAAGAAATTTTGGATGAAGAAAAACAAAAATCCAAGCAAGAAAAGAAAAAGCAAGCAGTGATCGAAAAAAAAGAAACTGTGCGAAGCATGGAAGAATTCGATAAAATTGCCAGTGCATTACCACAAGTCAAAGGACTTGGAGAAATGGCGGATAATGAACTTAACGAAGTTGCCGATAAAGCTCTAGATGCTTATGATGACTTAATGGATCTAGGCATGAATGTTGAAAGTCGGTATTCAGGACGGATTTTTGAAGTTGCAGGCAACATGCTGAAAACCAGTCTTGACGCAAAAGTTGCAAAATTAGACAAAAAATTAAAAATGGTAGAACTGCAACTGAAAAAAGAAAAATTAGACAAAGATTCAGAAAGCCAAGAAGGCAACATTGTTAATGGCGAAGGATATGTTGTTTCAGATCGTAACAGTCTAATGGAAAAGCTTCGTAATCTTGATAAATAAATTAACAGGATATTCAATTATGAAAAATTTTAAAGATTTTTTGACAGAATCAACCCAAACATACAAATTTAAAATTCGTGTGGCAGGCGAAGTACCAGAAGGTTTTGAGGATAGACTCAAAATGAATCTGGAAAAATTTGATCTTGTCAAGCTAAGTGCAGGAAAAAGAGCCCCTATCACCGAAAAACCATTAGATTTTCCGCAATTGCAAAATCTTGAAGTTACTCATTACGAAGCCGAACTTAATTATCCGACAACCAGCCACCATTTAGAACACTACTTAGTAGACAACTGTATGATTCCTCACAGTCATATGGTGGTTAGAGGAGAAAATGACCCAGTTGACATGCAGCAAGTTGAAGTTGACGATAAGCCTTATGAATCGTTGTTAAACACTGAAGACATGGGCGGTGAAAGTGCACAAGAGTCTGTTGGTAGTAACCGTGTAATGGACCTTCTCAAAGAATTAGAGCAAGTTCGCAAAGAAAGAGAGATTGATCCTGTTGCTAGTGCACCAGTTGGAGAGTCGCAGGATATTACAGAACCTACAGCAAGCAAAAGCCCAATAGGAAGTTAATTATGGATATGTTAAATATTTTAAAATCGTTTGATCAAGCAGAAAAAGGCGAGAAAAAACAAGTGCACAGCACCGACAAAAATGACATGAAAGCAATTTTAGAGTCATTTGATAATGTGGAAGAAGAGTGCGGCATGCCAACTCCTGCATCAATGTCTCAGCCAGAAAAAGTAAGAATGAATGTAAATTTAAGTGCTGAAGGCACGGATGCAATTCAAGACTTGATGGACCTAATGGGCAAAGCAGAAGAATTAAAACCGTCGATGCCTATGGATAGACACGATGACATGAAAAAAATGATAGCATTGTCCTCAGACACGGACATGGAAGAAGACGAAGAATGGGATAATGCTCCAGAAGAGGACTATTCCGATCACGAAAAAATGACCAAAGATTTATCGGGCGGGCTGAACAGAGAAAAGAAAGCATACAAAGCTGCACAGGATGGCGACAATGCAATGGCGTTAGAACAAACAATCAAACAGCAGTTGCTTGCAGCACTGAACGAAAAAAAGGACAGCGAAGTAGAAGAAGAAAAGCAGAAAGGCGTAGACGGCAAAGCCTGCTGGGACGGTTACAAGAGAATGGGCACCAAAAAGAAAGGTGGCAAAACTGTAGACAACTGCGTTAAGATGACAGCCGCAGAAAAGAACAAGTAAGGTTACAAAAACACCAATAGGGCCTGCGGGCCCTATTTTTTTGAGTAAATACTGTATGAGCAAATCACTTGACGGTGTATTAACCAAAAAAGCAAATCAGCGAGAACAATATACAAACCAGCAAATAGAAGACCTTGCGCAATGCATGGATCCAGATTTAGGTTATCTTTATTTTGCAAGGAAATTTGCTTATATACAGCATCCTGTAAAAGGAAAGCTTCTGTTCGATCCTTATGAATACCAGCTGAGACTGTTACACAGTTATCATAACTATCGCTTCAATATTAATATGATGCCTAGACAAACTGGCAAAACAACATGTGCGGCAATTTACCTAGCTTGGTATGCTATGTTTCACCCCGACCAAACCATACTAATTGCGGCTCACAAATACACAGGTGCACAAGAAATTATGACTCGCATAAGATATGTGTACGAAACCTGCCCGGACCATATTCGTGCTGGTGTGACCAGCTATAACAAAGGCAGCATAGAATTTGAGAATGGCAGCCGTATTGTAAGTCAAACAACCACAGGCAATACTGGTCGTGGTATGAGTATATCGTTATTGTATTGCGATGAGTTTGCGTTTGTACAGCCTAACATTGCGGAAGAGTTTTGGACTTCGATATCTCCTACACTGGCGACAGGTGGTCGTGCAGTGATTACTAGCACACCTAACTCAGACGAGGATACATTTGCCACAATCTGGAAACAAGCAGAACAAAAATTTGACGAACACGGCAATGAACAAGAAGTAGGCATTAACGGATTTCATGCATTCAGAGCAAGCTGGGACGAACATCCTGATAGAGACGAAGAGTGGAAAGAGGCAGAAATAGGCCGTATAGGAGAGGAAAAATTCCGTCGAGAGTATGGCTGTGAATTCTTGGTATTCGATGAGACACTGATCAATAGTATCAAACTAGCTGTCATGGAAGGCAACAGTCCTATACTTAACATGGGGCAAACACGATGGTATAAAAAACCATCTCCTTCATACACATACTGTGTGTCATTAGATCCGTCAATGGGCACAGGAGGAGATAATTCTGCGATACAGGTTTTTGAATTGCCTACTTATGAACAAGTTGCTGAGTGGCAACACAATCAAACAGCCATTCCAGGGCAAATTCGTGTGTTAGCAGATATATGCAAATACATAGAACAAGAAACTAAGAATCCCACGGGAATATACTGGAGTGTGGAAAACAATGGTATTGGTGAAGCGGCATTGATAGTAATAAATGATTTTGGAGAAGAGAACATACCAGGACTGTTCGTGAGCGAACCGATACGAAAAGGACATGTTAGAAAATTCCGTAAGGGATTCAATACAACTCATTCTACTAAAGTAACTGCATGCAGTAGATTAAAAACAATGGTGGAAAATGATAAAATGATTATACATTCAAAACCATTGGTAAGCGAACTTAAAAATTTTGTGGCCACAGGAAGTTCATATCAAGCAAAATTAGGAGCCACGGACGATTTAATAAGTGCAACATTATTAGCAATTAGAATGATGGCTGTGTTGAAGGATTGGGATCCGCGTGTATACAATACTTTTAACCAAGCAGAACAATTTGAAGACTACGAAACACCTATGCCTATATTCATTAGCACTAATTATTGATAAATACATTATGAAGAATTTAAATGTAATAGCACAAGATCTTTTTAACAAAATTAGAGGACGATTCCCCAGCGTTACGATAGGTAACGAACAAGGGGAGGTTACTAATGTACCAAAAGAGTCTAGATTCTATGATTTTGATTACAAAGAAGGCGACACAAGCCTAGGCAAAATCAGTATTAGTCTAGACGAAAATGCTATCAGTGTGATGTACA